GTCTATTTGTGCGTTTGTACCGTTTAAATTGGTAGAAACATTAATTGACGCATTATCACCACCACCTGCACCAACGCTAATTTGAGTTGTTCCAGCAGAGTTTTTAAGGGATAAACCACCTGAGTTGGTAGCTTGAACGATTGGTGTAGTTACGCTAGTAGAAGCTGTTGCAGTAGTAAATGCACCTGTTGATGCGGTGGTAGCACCAATGGTAGTACCATTAATCGTGCCGCCTGTAATTGCTACTGCATTAGCGTTTTGCGTAGACATAGTGCCAAAGCCACTAATGTCTGTATTGGTTAAAACGACTGTACCTGTATATCCGTTGACAGAAGTTACGGCATCGGTGTTATCTACTTTTTGCCAAACCGTGCCATTAAAAATAGCCCAATCGCCCACATTCCACGAAGTAATGCCATCAAGATTAGTGTTGCCAGCCACGCTGACAACATAGTAATAACCCTTAGTGCCAACGCCATTAGATAGCGTAGGCGTGTTAGTAGATGCGTTCCATGTGCCTTGATAGCTAACTCCCCCTTGAATACTTGCAGGTATTTGTGAAAGCGGTACTGTGCCACCAGCATCAAGCGTAGCTACACCAAGTGCGGCCGCTTTTTCTGTAGTAGGTATATACCCTGTTACTGTAACGCCTGACATCGTGCCACCAGTAATAGCCACAGCATTGGCATTTTGAGTAGACATTGTGCCTAGCCCAGTAATATCCGTACTTGGTACGGTTGCACTAGCTGTCATATTGGCTGTGCCGTTACCCTTTACATAACCAGTTAGGGTTGCCGCACCTGTACCGCCATTAGCTACAGGAATAGTACCCGTAAGCGTATGGTCAGCGTTCCAATCTGACGGTTGAACTAGGGTTGTATCCCCAGCATCAGGGATTGCTGAAGTCTTACTATGCTTGACTGTTATAGCCATTATTGAACCCCGATGATTTTACCGTCTTGTCCCCGTACCACTTGTTTAGGTCTATTGTGGTTTTCGTTAATGGTATTTACCAAGTCACCCAATGCCAAAGTCATTTGCTGGTTGCTTTGGCTAATAGCGTCAGCAATAGGTTTTAATGGGTGTTCCATTGATGCGGCCATATCTTGCTCAGTAAAGTAAGCCTGTTCACCAGTAGATTCATCAGCACCAATACGGGCTACCTCAATCTTTGCACCGTTATTAATGTGGGCAAGTAAGACCTGAGTATTGCGTTCAGTATTCATCTTCATCTGAGCAACTTTAATCTCCATCTCACGATCCATCATATTACGCTGTTCTTCAAGTTGGAATTTAAGCTGGTTTTCTTGGGCTTGGTATTCTTGTTTAGCCTTCTCAAGTTCCATCTGCATTTGCATCTTCTGTTGCTCAATCTGCATTTGCATCTGCATTTCAGCTTGTTTAGCTTGAGATTGGGCTTGCATCTTAGCCTGTTCCATTTGACCTTGCATCTGAAGTTTCTGCATTTCAAGTGATGGTGGTTTTGGTTGACCTTCAGCGGCCTTCTGCTGTTGACGGAACTTGTCGGCTGTTTCGTCAATCAATCCCTCTAAACCTTTACCAGCCTTGAACGCTGTTACACCAAACTTGAGCATTTCAATCAGCATAGGTGTTAGTTCAGGGCTTGCATTTGCCGCTGGTAATGCTTGGCTCAAGAATCCACCCATAGCTTGCAAGAATTCCATGCGGTCTTGCTTCTCTTGCTGTTCATCCTGATAAATCATGGAATCGCTAGTCACTTCAATGCGGAAGTTTTTAGCTGGTTCGTTCTTCAGGAGTTGTAATGCTTGCGGTATAAGTTGTTGATCCTGTGGGGATAATTGCATTGCACCGCTGATCTTAACGATAGTGTCATCGGTAAAGTGCTGGCAAATAATCTGTGCTTTGATCTGCAATAGGGCTGTAGCAAAGTTCACTACATCGTGTTGCATAGTCTTTAAACGCCCTGAAGCATTGTTTGACTTAATGATCTGAGCACCAAGAGTTTCGTTAGGGTCTGTCTGTCCACGCTGAATATCAGCGATACCCATGATCTCGTAGATTTGACCCTTGACCTGTTCCATAGCCTGATAAGCCATGTTTAGACCTTCGGCAATCGGCTTGATGTCTACTAGGTTAATAGCCCCTACAAGTCCACCCTTTTCGCTAAATGCACCGTAGTTCTTAACTGGTAACAAGGCGTTGTTCTCACCTTCGGAGAATAAACGGGCAAGGGATGGCTCAGATGCGTCATATACGCCCCGAACCTTAAGTGCTTGGATGAATCCATCAATACGGTCTGCCAGCGTGTCTAACTGTCTTGCTTGGTCTTGGTACAGGACAAAGTCAGGAACAGGAATCAAACTGTCGGTTGTCAAGGTAGAGAACATTGGCTTTGGACAAGGCCAAAAGTTTTCAAGCTGGAGCGGATCATCACGGGTATCAAGAATCTTGCCCATTGATTTGTTTAGCCAAATGACTTGACCTGTAGTCTTATCCCAAATCTCATAGACAACGGCTTCAGATGCACCTTCACCCATCTTTTCGTTAAAGGTCTTGGATGTATCAGGCTTGGTATCTAGCGGAATCTTACCGCCAAGTTCTTCGCCAAAGCGTTCAACAAGTGCAGGTCTACCCATGTAAACCTTACGCCATACTGCGGTGACTTCTTCCCATGTACGAGCAACGGTCAAGCCAAAGTCACGCCAATGGACATAATCTACAGGAGCACATTCGTATTCAATACGCTCTTGGCTCTCACGATGAATACCGCCTTCGGTTTCAGCTTCGTCAATATCTTCGGTAACCTGTAAGCCGTCATCAGGCATATCTTCAGCTTCACCACCAGCTTCACCAACAATATGTGGCTCGTAACGAACCCAAGCTGTACCACGACCACCCAATAAGCGATCTTGAACGCATTGTTTCATTGCACTAGCGTAATCACCATAATGCTCAATCTCGTACTCTAACGCCCGTTCTAGCATCATTGACGCTACACGACCGATAGGGTCATTGTCACGGAATCTGCGGCTTACATCAGGTCTTGGTAATCGAGCGAATACCGCTGGGGTAATGGTTTGGACATTAGACCAAAGTATATTGAACTTGGCATTAGGATTGTTGCGACTGCGTTGGTCATCGCGGTAACGCTTAACAATCTTATCGGCTCGACCTTCCCATTCCTTGAATGTACGCTCGTAGCTGGCAATGCAGTTGTACCAATCTTGGTATGTATGTTCCATCTTTATATCCTGCGGTTTGTAATTTTAGGGGTTTCTTTCCACATCTCGTTCAGCGTGACATCCGTTTGCCCGACATGAAGTCCTTTAATTCTTGAATCTTTAAGAATAGGGCTGTCCTCGTCTTTCCATACAATTGATAGATAGCGGAACGCATCGGCTGAGTGGCTTGTCCAATCATGCTTAGGGCGATCCCTAAATACTTTCTTATCATCATCCCACTCTCGTTGATATTGTCGTAAACACTCAATGCCTTCTTCACATCTATTATCAAACCAACAGCGAGTTAATGCAAGTCGTGTAGCTTGTATTCCATCCTGAATTGATAGGTTTGGAACAATTTTTAGATGTTTTATGTCGATTTTTGCAGAAAATTGTTCAATTATGCTCTTACCTTCACTTGCCATAGTTTTTGCTCTAGCATCATGGGGCAGGTAATGGTAGCCATATTTATACCCAAACTCATCTTCTTTTTGTTGTAGTAATCCCGTGTAGTACGGTACGGCTTGACCGTTAGATGAATGGTGATCTAGCACCCGTATCTCACCGTATACCACCTGAAACCACCATATAGCCGTACTGTCATTGAATCCTAAGTCCCAAGCAGTATGGCAAGGGAACATGGGGTCATAGTCAACCGTGGTAATGCGGTCTAAATCGGTAATCCTACGCATCTCTTGACCGTAGTAAGCACCAAGTATTGCGGCTTCAAATGAGCATAGGAACTCCTGCTCGTACTGGTTGGTTGACATGGTTGCTTGAGCATCTAGTAATTCAGCTTCAGGAATCAAGCCTGATTGATCTGCTCTAAGAGTTTTTACATACCAATTTGGGTTCTTTTGGGCTTCATTGTAGATGTCATAAAACGCATTGTGACCTTTTGGCGTACCAATAAAAGTAGCCCATGTTTGATAACCATTTAAACCATTACGGTCTGTAAGTAAAGGTCTAACAATCTCACCCCATAATCTAGGTTTCATGTCGGCATACTCATCTAGCACTACCCCGTCTAGGTATAAACCCCGTAATGCGTCAGGGTTATCAGCACCAAATAACCTAATCTTTGCACCATTAACTAATTCTACCCATAACTCAGATTGATTGGCTTTTACAATAGCTGGCTCTGCGTATTTAAGCAGGTAATCCCATGCAATGTTTTTAGCTTGTGCGTAGTACGGGGCAATGTAAGCGTACCTGCCGTCAGGTTTCTTTTCCATAATAGCCCTACGAATTGTGTCGCAGATTGTAGCCACCGTTTTCCCTGCCCTACGATGACAGGTTAATACCGCCCAGCGTTCTTTCCTATAGTGAAAGTCTAAAAAAGCATCCCTAGCTTTATAGGGATATTCGTACTTCTTTACTATCTCTTTCAATCGAGAAACTTATGTTCGTGGATTACTAGCATTGGCTGTTCTGCGTCACCTGAATGTTCTGTCCTAGCTAATTTAGGTAGGTGGTATTCCATGACGCTCTGCAACATACCAAATGCTTTTTCAGGATTAGGCGGTACAACATAGACAGGATTACCTTCTGTGCTGAACTTTGGCTTGCCTTCTTTATCAGACGCTTGGATGCCATAAGCAACGCTCTGTAGCCATTCTTCCATTTTGTTGGCATTACCATCAACGAACCTAGCAATGGCTTCTCTAGCCATGCCTGTGCTTTTATTGCCTACCCCTTTGGGTCTGCCAGCACGATTTAAGTTATCTTCTACAGATTTCGACAATTTATTACTCATACCTTACCCAAGTGGTTGATTAAGATAAGTTAATTCTACTCTATTTCTGCTCGTTAAACAATTTCTCTAGCGTTGCTTTACGGGTATCTTCATCTACCATAGGAACAGCTAATCCACCAGCTAGAATGTTAGGGCTGTTTGCTTGTTTAGGATCAAATGCGGCAAATCTAGATCTAATTAATGATGGGTCTTGTACGGCATATATATCGCTCTTTTGTGATTCATACAGCTTTTTCATTGCTTTTTGTGATTCATCCCATTGCTTGCCCGTTACATTAGACCAAGTGTCATCAGGCACAATCCCGTACTTTTCAAGCAAATATTCTTTTGCCCTCATTACATGACTGTTAGGGCCAAGATCTTTAACATTCTTAATCTCAGCACCTTTTTTGCTTAGTTCATCTGCAATCATTCCTAACTCATCAGTTGTTGTTGCAGAATTAATGTCTAAACCTAACTCTTGTGGTGTGTAGCGGTTCTTACCTGATTTTGCTGACAATTCATTTGTATATATGTCAGCCCAACTTCTACCTCTAGCGTTTGCTGTTAAAAAATCATCTTTTTTAAGCAACAAAGGCAATATGTTTCCACCGCCTGAAGATGACACATAGGTTTCGGCTGTTAATGGATTGCTTGTTAAAAACGCACCAGCCCCAGCAGTTTTACCTTTGCCTTTAACATTAAATGCTTCTATCTCTGCATTAGTTCCGTGATAAACAGGCGTGTCATACCCCATAGCTTTTGCTCTTTGTGAAGCAGTATTGGTTGCTGGCAACCCTAAACCACCTTCAGATATAGGTAATGCGGCATTTTTTTGAGCAGTCAACATTCTTTGTGCTGTCGGAATTACATTGGCAACAGTACCCATCAAATTAGGTACAAAGTTAGCAAACTCTGAAAAGGTTGGCCCTGTATCAAACTTACCTGTTTGTGGGTTGTACGGCATGGCGTTTTGCACCATGTAATTCATGTCAATAGCGTTTTGAGCCGTTTTTGCTGGTAACTGTTTAAAGTAATCACCTGCCATTGTTGACAGATTTGGTTGGGTTGGGGCAGGTGCTTTTAGCTGACCGTCTTTAGCGTAACCAGTTTGCCGTAACATTTCTGCCAGCGTTGCCATTACTTGACTTCTTTATCCAAGTCTTTAAGTTTATTAGCAATAACGGCTCTACGCTCTAACCGTTCACGCTGGTTCTTTTCTAGCGTGGATTCAACATGAGGGCGTAGCATTGCATCTTCTTTTTTGTACTTACGGCTCATTGGGGTAGGGGGGATCATCTTAACCATTACATATCCTTCATCTTGTCACGAATTATGTCTTTTCTGCTTTGTGGCTTGGCAGTCTTGGCTGATTCTTTAAAATCTTTGGCAGTTGGGGCATTTTTGCTACCAACCTTGTTCATCTTTTCGCCCGATCCAGCGGCTATCCTAGCCCTTTTTCGGTGAATATTGGCGTATAGTCCGTCTTTCATTAGCATTTCCACCTTGCTCTTGCCGCTTTGCCCCGTTCCCCATTCCATCCTGCTGACCTTGCACAGAAACTATCGTGTCTTGGTCCACTAGATTGGGGTGCTTTTAAATCACTACCATTCTTTGCGTTATACGCCTTACGACCAGCTTCGGTCATTCCTGCACCTTCTTCTACTGACTGATAATGCCGACCCTTACCTTTAGTGGTCTTGGCTATCGGCTTATCGTGCCTTTCTACCGCGGCACGGATGTCGTCTTGACGGCTCAAGCCTTTTCCTCAATGTACTTACCGTAGGCTTCTTCTAACTTGGCTTTGCGGTCACCTTTGGCGTTTTCACGCTCAACATTAAGGGCAATAGCAAGTGCCTGTTTTTTAGGCTTACCAGCTTTAACTTCGGCTTTGATGTTCTTGCCGACAGATTCGGCTGATCCTGATTTGTCTAATGGCATAATTAACTCTTAAATTTAAGTAAATAGATGGTTGTGTCAATCTCTTGGGCGATATTGTCAATCAATTGGCAAATTTCTGTATCTGTTGGCAGGTCTGCCCGTGCTTCTTTTACAAAACGCTGTAGGGATTGTAGGTATGCCAGCGGTTCTTTTGGCTGGTGGTATGTAGCAGGGAATTCAGTAATCTGACCGTAGCAACCAAAGTAGGCTTCAGCTAGTTCATCGGTTAATTCAATAATACGCTCGTAAAAGCCGCCTAAAGCCTTGTGTTTTGCGTAAGATTTGGTAGCCCAATGGAAAAAATGGGTATTAGTCCCCGAATGTAGCAATGTTGCTAGGAATAATGCCATCGACTTTTCCATAAAACGCTCCTTTTTGTGTATTTTATAACACTTTTCTTGTAATACCTAGTGCTCTAATTGCGGCATCCACACTATCCACACGACTAATTGCACCGCCTTTCCACTTACCCATAAACTCTATTTGATCAGGCGTGAATTTAGCCTTGGAATCTTTCTTGATTTCCATTAATAAAGTTTCATTGGCATAACCTACAAGTAAATCAGGGCAACCGTGTTTCATAGATGCAAGTGACACTACAGTAGCACCAGCTTGTTTTAATGCCGCCACTATCTCCTTGTGGTTTGTATCAATTCGTGCGTATGTCATTGATTTTCAATTAAAATAGATTAGTATTAGCTAACTTTACCATTATAAAGGTGTGGTATGACCAAGCCAGCGTGTAGTGAGCAACAGTTTATCGCATTATTTAAAG